CTGAGCAAGGCGATATTTGAAAATGGCAACAGGTTTGTAGATGATCTTAGAGATAGTGATGCTGATTTGCATGTTGATTTGATTAATTCTTACGCAATAATTAGGGCTTGAGTATGAAAATCAACGTCAACACAAAAATCGAAGTCAGCAAGGTTATCGCTATTATCATGACTAAACTAAAGATTACGTATGTAAACGGCACCAGCGAAGAAATGCTTAAGAGTAAGAGCGATCAAATAATCAGGAGTGTTAAGTGATGAAAGTATTTGAGGTTGGTTTGGTTTGCGAGATTGAGGGCGGAAGCGGTGTGCTAATTGCTGATAGTGAGAGCTTATACACCGATATTAAGTTTTATCTGCTTGGCAGTATTGGTTCGCACTTAGAAAGTATTGAGTCTCTTTACGACGGCACTGAAAGCGATTACGAAAGGGATTTATTAAAGCAAATTAGGACGGAGTCGCAACAAGCATATGAGCGTGTCGGTAATGCTCACAACATAGCAGCGCTTAGACAGATAAAGATGCGTGAGTCATTGCTAGAAGTGATGATTAGAGAGCGCGAAGTGCTGGTCGGTGGCAAATGAACGAACTATCAGAAGATCAGATTAAAAACTACAGGGAGTTTAAGTGATGAGTAATAAAAAACGATTTTTCTACGTTGTGTCTTGCATTTTAAATAAGACGATTAGCACAAGCGCAGTTTGCAGAACTGACGGCACTATTTTTAATAATCTAGAGCTAAGACGGCAAGTCGCTAATGAGAATTTTGAGCACGTAGATAATGTATATATAAAAAGTTGGCATGAGTTTGCAAGTGAACAAGATTACAAGGATTTTTTCAAATGACCGAATCATCAGAAGACCAAATTCAAAACCGAATTGTCTGCAATAGATGTAATGAGGATTACACGGGCCAAATGATTGAGATTATATCTATGAGTGCAGACGGCAACTGCCAGATGTGCAGAGCAGAGCTAAGCGGTAAGTTTTGCACGAGCGTTAAGCCTGTAGTTAGCTTCTCTCTAGATTATCCTCCATCGGTCAATAGCTACTGGAAAAGAAACAGAAATGGCAGCGTTAGGATTAGCGAGAAGGGTGTGAAGTACAAGCGCACGGTTAAATCATTGCTACATGGACGCACAAAGCTGACAGGGCGATTAAAAGGAAGTTTTGTTGTCAATGTACCTGATAGACGACGCAGGGACTTAGATAATACGCTCAAGGCGATTTTAGATTCCATGCAAGGTCATTTATTTTTAGATGATGAGCAGTTTGATGAGATAACCGTTAAGCGTGGTGCAGTTGTTAAGAATGGTCGAATTGACGTTGAATTGTACGAAATTGAGGAGCAGGGCGATGAGTGATATTGACATGGTAAACCAGCCACCGCATTACAAGGATGCGTCAGGAATACATTGCATCGAAGTGACTAAGCAGGGGCGCAAAGATGATAGTAAAAAAAGACGTTACAGCTTACTACCAACAGGGACGGTCAATCATGTTGTTGATGTTTTGGAGTTTGGCGCAATAAAGTATGCGCCTGATAACTGGCAAAAAGTGCCTGATGCTCGAAGAAGATACTACGATGCAGCAATGAGGCATATTGATTCATGGTTCGGCGGCGAGGTCAAAGACATAGAAACGGAATTGCCGCATTTAGCCCATGCTATGTGTTGTTTAATGTTTTTGATTTGGTTTGATAATAAAACGTAGGAAACCCTATAAATATATCTTTAGTGTCGGTAATGTGGTAAAATACAGCACTAAAACAACTAATAAAGAGGATTTGTTATGGGCAGATTAATCAACTTAGTTGGCGAAAGATTTGGTATGTTAACAGTAGTAAAGCTAGAGGGTAAAAACTCTAGCAATCACGTTACATGGGAATGTGTTTGCGATTGTGGAGGTGTATCTGTGGCAACAGGTAATAACCTCCGTGGCGGACACTCGAAGTCATGCGGTTGCTTAAGACGGGTTAGTCAATCCAATGATGAGTTGATAAGCAAGACTTTTGGCAGGTTGGTTGTTCAAAAGGACGGTCATAGGACTAAGCGCGTAGGAAAAAAACAAGCGCATGTAAAAGAGTGGAGATGTCTGTGCAAGTGTGGGAATGAGACGTATGTCACTACAGGACATATAACCACAGGTCACACCAACTCGTGTGGCTGTTGGTCGAGAGAGAACTCAAGGAAACTCGCTTACAAAAATCTAGCAGGAAAAAAGAAAATATCACCAAACGGTTCGCTACCTCCAAGAAGAAACAAGCAGGGCTATGTGAGAGTTCACGACAGAAACCATCCTAGAGCAAATCAAAGTGGGTTTGTTATGGAGCATGCAAAAGTTATGAGCGAGAGCTTAGGTAGGGATTTATTACGGCATGAAAACGTACATCACCTTAATGGAGATAGAGCAGATAACAGAATAGAAAATCTTGAGTTATGGAGCAAATCACAACCTTGTGGGCAACGTATTGATGACAAGCTAAAACACTCTATTTTCCTAATCAATGAATATAAAGGCGAGGGGTTGGAGCAATCAACCCTAGAGGAATTAAAGCGAGCATCGGCAATTATTAATAATCGAATATCAGATATTGAGGGCAAGCAATGAGCGAATTTGAGTGGGTTGACGATAGCGGTATATCTTCGATAGATGTTTGCAAGTACATGCAATTTTGTGGTGGTAATTGCTTTAAATATTTATATCGTGCGGGGCAAAAAGGCTTTGCGATTGAGGATTTGAAAAAGGCGGCTTGGTATGCAGAGCGCGCTTGGACTGTAGAAGAGGTGGTTAATGATGAAGCTATGATAGGTATTGAGAAAGTCGCTAAATACAGAAATGGTCATATTCAAATAGCTATGAACTATATAAGAGAAGACATGTGGGCTTTTGTAGAGCGCACAATTAAAATGGAGATTCAACGACTTGAAAGCAAGGAGGGCGATAAGTGATGGATATCAAAGAGCTACTAGAGTCGTATGGTGCTTGGTGCAGAGCAGACAGTAACAACTTAGATTGCAAGAGTCCTAGTGAGATGATTATGCGTTCAGCGCCACATGCTGAGGTTAGTGAGACAAGTCCAGTCACACGCTGTCAGGCTGACTATATTAGCGATGACATGGCTTTAAAGATTGATCGCATAGTTGGACTGCTTATTGATTACAAGCCGCTAGAGGGCGAATGCTTGCGACTGAGGTACATTAAAGGTCAATACCCTGAAGAAATAGCACAAACATATTTGTCGGATTTGAAATATGGGCAAGGCAGTAAGCGAAAAGTAGGTAAGTACAAAGCGAGTGAGTATATAGCGAGCGCTGAGGGGTTTGTACTAGGTTGTATCTTAGACATGATTTAGATTAAAGGCCTTGTGTAACAGCGAGGCTTTATTTTAACTTAATTGCAAATAGGGGTTGCACAAGTACCTATAATTAGGTACAATGAATCATCAAGTCGAGGTAATCGTACCAGACTTAATCTAAGAGAGTAAATATCATGAACAATTCAACTAAATTCACAATCGCTCACAAAATCACTAAAGCTAACAATCGTCGCGGTGATAGCTATTCAGCTACATTCGCATTGAGCCTAGCATGGGTTAATGACGGTGGTTACGCGTTAACTGGCGCTAACGAGATTATTATTACTCGTGACGTAAACAGTAATGGCGGTGCTAAATACTCAATCGTTAAATGTGACACAGATTCAGTAGCTCAATTTGACGTAAATAAAGATTTGGGGAATGGCTACTATCAAATAAAAACGACTAAACGTGGCGAGCTAAGAAATTTAAAATCAGCTATCGAGCAATCAAATGTCTCAGTTCAAGAATCTACATACGCTAGTCGTAAGATCGTTACACTAGACTACGCTAAATTAATGGGGTTATCACACGGTAAATCATGGGTATGTACCGAGTATCATGTTGAGCTAAAAGGCGCATGCCCCTCGTTTGAGGGTGAGCTCATTTGCTACGCATACACAGCATAGGATTATAAAAATGAACATCACAACTGAGAAATTAGAGCGGGCAGGTCGTCTATTGTATGGCGACCAGTGGCAATCAAATTTAGCGCGCGATTTAAATATAGACAGTAGGCGTGTTAGGCAGTGGACGACAAGCGATAGACCAATATCTGAATGGGTTTATAGCGAGCTGCTAATTATTTTAAGAAACAACGCGCAATCAATTAATCAATTTATCGAAACACTGGAGAGCGACATGGGTATTATCGAACAGATAAAAACAGCAAAATCTATCAATGAGCTATGCGAGCTGCTAAATGAATATGAACGTGATTTTGATAGAGAGCTTGGTAAACCTAGTGATTTACTGGATTATTCAGATTTACCAGTTTTTAGTGATAATAATCCGGATAGCACAGAGGGTATATTTAGCTACTCAGATAGCGAGATATTAGTACAAAATAATGTCTGGTCAGTCCAGAGTCGATAAGATTTTTTATGAAAAAAGCATTACGATATCGCTTGACAAAGTATCTTAGCTTTGCTAAATTAATGTAATGCTGCTTATCTTATGTAAAGACAGCAAAGAATTAAAGGCTCATATCTTAGTTGATGTGGGCTTTTTTATTGTCTATGATTT